GATAATCAGTTTGCCACTCACACCTCTTGTGCAAGCCTGTAGCCGCTTCGTATACATTGTCAACGGCAGATCGTGCAGTTCATCCATGGAAATATCCATGATGTTCGCATCAATGCGTTGTGCAATCCGCTCTTCTGCCATTTCCAATGTGATGTACAGCACATTCTTGTTTTGCATGAGACAGCAAGCCGCATGATGACACATGAATGCGCTTTTGCCCACACCTGTTCCTGCAAGAAACACCGACAAGGTTTTGGGAGAGATACCACCCTTTGTGATAAGATTGAACATCTCCAAATCAAACGGAATCTTGTCTTCTTCACGATGCAGCATTTCGTAACGCTGTTCGTAGTTTTCCAAATAGTCGTGACCAATATTCGTGTCAAACGAAACCGCAAGAGCCTTGCTCAAAATGTCAGGCAACGAGTTTGGAGTTCTCACCTTGTCTTTGCCGTCAATGATATGAATTGATTCCAAAATCGCATTGTAGATGGCTTTGTCTTTGCAGAACTTTTCTGTTGTGTCCAACAACCATTGCGTGTCTTGCTTGTCGGCACGAGAAACCGAATCCACAGTGTTGCGGCATCGGTTGATTTCGTCTTCCGTGAGAGTTTTATCGGCTTCCAATGCGATATACAGGGCTTCCTTGGACGGAGTAGTCTTGTAGGTGTCCATGAACGCTTTGATCTCTCGGAATACCGCACGATCTGAACGATCAGCAAAGTATTCGGCTTGAACAAATGGTATAACCTTTTTGCAGAACTCTTCGTTTGTGAGAAGTCCTGCAATAACTGTCTGCTCTGTTTGACTCATATCATTCCTCGTTGGTGGTCGCTGCGGATTCGCTTCCGTAACAGAATTCCTTTTTCACGGCTGCTTCCAATCGTTCCATGACTTCGGATGTGAAATACTTTTCAGGAGTCTTGATGATCTGTGACTCAAACGCCTTGTCACCTGTCGGCATCTCAATTCGTGTAGACACCTTCTTGAAAATCTCGTACTTCACAGCAATCTCAACCAATCCATAGTACTTGTCCAAGCCGCTGTCATAGTTGAGTTTCACATCCACCATCTTGTTTTCTTTCGTGAAGCGTCCTTTGTGAAGTTTGCAATGAATAATATTGCCTACCACTTCACCTTCCGAGTTCTTGTCTTTGCGCTTGGAAAGATACACGATTGTGGATGCCGCATACTTCACTCCAGAATTATGAGAAACCAAACCATTTTCTAAAATGTAATGCGAATCCTCATCTACTTTGATGTCATAAACATCTTGATTTGAGTTCTTCTTCACCGATTTCACTGTCATTAATTTCATACTATCTCCTCTATGTTAGCAATTTTGTAATTTTTCCAAAGATAATAAAATCTTGGATTGTTTAATTTACCACCCAACGCTTCACTCTTACCCAAATGTAATCCCAACTGTCTTTTATAATCAAATATTTTCACCGAATTGTCTTCAAAAGTAACCCGAATAGGAATACTTCTTTTTTCTCTTAGTATTCTTTTAGTTTCTTCTGTGTGTCTTTTACCATAAAATGCATTATCACTTCCAAATTTTGCGTTTAGTAAATTTGCTTCCTTTATCTTTTCTATGGATTCCTTGGTGTGCTTTTTTCCATAGAAGTGATTGTCTTTTCCAAAGTGTCCTTTTCCATAGAATGGATTGTTCTTTCCAGAAGTCAGTTTGGAAATTCTTATTTTTGTTTTTTCGTAAAGTTTACTGTAAAATCTAACATTTCCCTTTGAATGACTTCTTCGCATTGCATGAAACCCAAAAGCCATTTTGGTTCTGTGTTTTGAATTACAAACCATCTTTATCAACAACAAATGGCAAATGTAATGTTCTTTCGCAGTAAGCAATACCTCGTTACTCATATTTCTTTCTCCGCCAAGGCATTTTGGTATTATGTGATGGTTTTCATAATATGTGGATCCTCTGAGTCTGCGTTTTGACTTGGCGTTCTCAATAATACGAGTATACCATTTTGTGTATTTGTTGTCAAGGAATAATTTCAGCATAGGTGATCTCCTATACTATGTATATATTTCAGTCCTTGACCACCGCCTTGTATCCACTAATAATATCTTTTGCTTCTGTCCAAATCATTTCATCGTCTATTTTGATCAAAAATTTATGTTCGGGTGTGCAATTGACCACAGAACCGTCTTCAAACTCTATCGTAACAGTTTCTTTGTTTTGATATTTGAATGTTTCTAATACCTTTTGGTTTCCAAACAGAGTAATAACAGTATCACCAACACACACATCTTGTATGTTTTTCATGGTCAAATCCGACATACGAATTTTATGATTTTCTGTGAGACAACCACCCGACATTTCCTTTGTTGGAAACATTCCCATAGACTCGTAAGTATGATTCGTGAGAATCAGTGGAATGCCCGCATAACCCAATTTGAGTGTCAGCACACGGAATGTGCTTTTCACAACTTGAGCACGAGTCATATCTTTTGTTTCCTTTCCTTCCGCTGTGTCGCTCATCTCTTTGGTGGTACTCAACATTCCCAAAGAATCTAACACAACCAACATGGGCTTGCGCTTGGCTTCGTCTTGTTCCAAGTACTTGTCCGCAATCGTGATCATCTGATTACGAAAGTCTTCCACGGTTGCCACAGGAAAAATTGCCACACGCTTACTGTCAATGCCACGACTAGAAAACATATCACTCGTCACGGCTTGCTCGGTATCAAAATACAGTACCACCGCATCCTTGTTGTTGTCCAAGAACTGCTTCACCATTCCGATGGCGAAAAAGGTCTTGCCTGTGGCTGACTCACCCGCCAACGCAATAATCTTGTTGTTCGGAATGCCGCCGTACAGACTGCCTGATACAAGAGCATTGAATGTGTACGATCCTGTATCAATAAATCCTGTGACATCACTGCCACCGATTCCATCACTTGCAATTGTTGCGTACTTGTTTCCCGAACTCTTTATGATATCATTGATAAAACTCATTTGCCTATAGCCTTTCTTTGTGTGTCAATCATTTCCATTTCACGGATGTGCTGCTCAATTATACCTGATGAAGCAGTTTTGTCAAGCATCAATCTCCGTACTTCAGCCTGCAACCACTCCTTGCGTTCACGCAGGAGTCCATTAATATAATTCTTGTCAAGGACAAGAGGATTCATTTAGATTGAAAGTTTCAAAGAGGATGCCACCATCTTGTTTGGAACAACCAAACCTGATCCGAAAGCCTCGTTGTATTCATTTCCCAAATCATCCATCGGATCGCCTGTGAACAGCACGGCATCCACAGGCACATCAAAGCCTTGTCCTTGCTTCACAGAAGCCATCCACGGCACAATGGCAATGCTTGCTCCACCACCCTTGTTTGGCATGGGAATCAACATGCACGGATTTCGCATCGTGTAAGCCACGACTTTTTCTCCCACAAACTTCTCTGTGATGTTTGAAATAATTTCTTCACCGCTACGCATCTTCAAAATCTTAGTTGCCATGATGTACTCCATTGATAAGGTTTAGTGAACAGTAATACTTAGACAGGAACTTCCTGTTTGCAAGTGTTTCGTGAATATTTTACGCAAATAGTGAATCCAAAGTTGTGACATGTTCGGGTGTCCATCCCACGGCTGTGCAAATAACACGCAACGGCTCCATGAACGATTTGCGAAACTGCTCTTCCCAATCCACATACTTGTGTATTTCAAATTCGGGAGGCAGAGCGGTGACAAATCCTATAACATGCTGATGAATCGGATTCGGTGTTCGCAACAGCAGAAACCGCATCTTCTCGCCTTCACCAATCGCACGATACTTCTTTCCCAACTTCAAAGTCTTGACCAAGTTGTTGTGTAGCAATGCTGCCTTGACCGCAATCGGTGTGGATTTCGTGTAGATGTTTCCGCTGTCGCTGTACCGCTTCATGCCCGACACGGAACGAGGAAACGCCATGTCTTCAACAGGAAGTTTGGAGAACTCTTGTTTTGTGACACGCACAAATTCTTGCAGTGTGGCTTCATCTTTCAGTAGCACCATTTCCACGGCTTGCTTCAGCACCTTTCGCACAAATCCAGGAGTGGATGAGCGAGATGTTTCAATGCCCATGATTTTGAGTTTCGGTTTCGTATACCGAACTCCTTCTGTGTCCCATACAGAAAGCATGTACCGCTTCTTGGCTGTCCATACACCTTTCTCGGCAATCACTTCACGACCCATCATCATCTTGTTCTTGTATGCGTTCATGGTTGCCGCCAATTCCGCAAACTGCTTGTTGATGAAAGGTTCCATGACACGGCAAGAGAAATCGTTCAAGAATGTGACAACCGCATCCGATGTGCGCTCTCCCTTGAACGATTGTGTCACAACCTCACCCAATCGCAGATACACAGAGTCTGTGTCTGATGCAATCACATAATCCTGATCTTCGGTTTTCAGAATCTTGTTCAGAAAACGATTGAGACGATTCGCAATCCATTGAATACTTAATTGACCCGACAGTGTGATAGACTCGGCAAGTGCGTCATCGTAGAATCGGAACCATTCGTTGCCTACTGCGCCGTACGCTGAATTCAGTTGAATCTTACGAACCATCTGAAAGTTCTTGTATTTGGAAACCTCAAACTCAATTGATTTGCGAAGGTGAGCGGGCGAATCAGGTGGCAATTCTTCCAATCGCATCTGTGCGTTAATCATAAGATTCTTGTATCGCTTGCGCTCCTCGTACATCTTTTCCATGAGTTCGGGAAGAAATCCTTGTCGCTTTCGGCTGAACGCCATTCCGTTCGCTGCAACAGAAACATCGTGGGTCTTGGCAGAGTTCAGATACTCGGCAGGATCAGTGAAACTTGTCACGACATCTCCGTTGTCACGGCTCAGAATTGCTTCCGAGGAAATGCTGCCTCGCCGCCAAACAGGATTTCGCTCCACGGTTTCGGGACTGATATTATATCCTGCAATCAGCATGGGATACAGTGAATTCAAATCATAACTCACAACCCAATCGTGAATACCCACAATCGGATCTTTCACATACGCTCCCGCATACTGTGTGTCTTTAGTCACGGTTTTCTTGGGAGGCACAACGATTCCCTTGCCCATGAGATGATGATGAATAATGGCATCCCAAGTTTTCACCTGCGAGAATACATCTTCAAGATTCACATGAGCCGAGTACGCCATTGCCACAACAAGTTCTAATAGTTTTAGTTTTTCTTCCAAGCGACACACCAACTGCACATCTTTCGCATTGTATTCCATGAATCTCTGAAAGTCGTTTGTATAAAATTCTTGCAGGGTATCGTATTTGCCGTAAGAAAGTTTCTCCTCACCCAATTCCACCTTGGAGATATTGTTGAGCGAGAACGACTCTTGATTTGTGTAGGTAAACTTCTGATACATTTCCAAGTAATCCAAAGTTGCCACACCTGCAATGCTGTACGCTTTTTGATCACGACCCATTCGATTCACAACCGATTCTCGTAATTGTCCCCACGGAGACAACTGCTTGCTCCATCCTTCTTGCAGCCATTCCATTCGTGCCACAAGATACGGAATATCAAAGAAGCGAACATTCCATCCTGTCAGAATGTCAGGATCTTGGTGTCGCCAAATTTCCACAAAGCGAGTGAGCAGATCTTCTTCTTTCGTGAAGCATTCGTATTCCACATCAGGCAGAGCAAACGCACCCAAGCCCAACACAAAAGTCTTGCCGCTGATAGTCAGAGTGATACCAATGATACGCTCTGTGGGCGCATCCACAGACGGAAAGCCGCCATCGCAAGAAGTTTCAATGTCCAACACAGCCGTCCGAAGTTGTGTGAAATCGTATTCTACTTCTTTGGGAAACTCGGTATACAAGTACTGATATACAAACGAAGTATTGCCGTACACCTCAAAATTGCTGACTTCTTTGTATTGATCAACAAAATCCCTTGCCTCGTTCACTGTTTCAAACAGAACAGGCTCAACAAACAATCCGTGAATCGTGGTGAAATCTGTGGGCTTGCTGCTCTTGATATACAGCGTTGGAGAAAACGGAATGGCTTCTTGCACTCGCATACCGTTCTCCCATCCACGATAAAGCAC